CTTCTCGTTCACCATCGCGGCCCGCTCGTGGCTGCCCCTGACCATCAGCTCCCTGGAGTGGGCTGGCCAGGCATACCACCGGCCGCAGCGGCTGTAAGGAGATTCACATGTGGCCAGCAATCGTTATGACCCTTCTATCCACGGGTGTCGGGTACAAAAACGCCCAGGCGGGGCGGCAAGTCGCCGCCTCGAACTTGAGGGTAGAGCAGGCCGAGGCGGGCTTCAACGACCAGCTGCAGGCTGCGGGGAACAACCTTGAGGCCCAGCAGGCAGGCCTCGCCCGGTACATGCAAAGCCTGGACAACACCAGGCAGCTGGAGGCGTTAGGCGAGGCCACGGCGGTGGACCTGCAGAACAGCGCGCGTGAGGTTGACTTCTTCACAAGGGGCAGCCTGGAGGACAGCATCGCAGCGGCTGAGCAGACCGGGGCCCAGCTGGCCCAGGCCGCTTTCGCCGGTCAGTCGGGCAGCACAGTGGACGCCATCAACAGCTCCACCGCGCTGCGCCGTGCCCGCGCTCGGCAGCAGGCTGAGGACTACCAAGGCTTCAGCAGCTACGACGCGGCCCAGCGGCGCATACGCACGGCTGAGCAGGTCATCGCAGGGCTCGACCAGTCGATCATCCTGGAGAACTTCGACCTGTCCCGCAGGCGGGCCCCGACCCAGAAAGTGACCCAGAGCCCGTGGGTGGCTGGGCTGTTGTCCGGGCTTAGCACCGCCAGCCAGTACAGCGGCGCCTTCAAAATAGGCCGTGCACCCACCAGCTCATTGACCATCCCATCGAACGCCCAGACGGCGCCAGGAGAGTAAGATGCAAGAGAACATTCTCGGGGCGCCAGCAGAGGGCTTCGGCCAGGACGTGACCTTCACGATCCGCCAGGACCCACGCGACATCCCCCAGGCCCGCCAAGGTCTCGACATCAGCCGCACCCGCGTGGGCATCCGGGGCGGCGTGCAGCGCGCACGCCCGCTGCAGCTTGAGCCCGTCGAGGCCCCGCGCCCAGACCCCACAATGGAAATCCTGATGAAGGTGGTGGACCCGCTGGTGCGGGCCAACATCCAGGAGCGCCGGGCCCAGGCGGTGACGCAGGGCATGACGGCCGCCGCTGCGGGTATGGCCATCCAGGAGGTGGCAGACCAGCAGCCCTGGTACTCTAAGCTGTTCGGCGACAGCGACGTGGTTGAGGGCGCCAGGCAGTATACCGCCAATGCCCGCAGCGCCAAGCTGGCCGCCGACATCGAAGCCCGCATGCCCGAGCTGGCCAAGCTGACCCCAGCCCAGGCAGCCAGCGTCTATCACAGCACGGTCAAGAGCGCCCTCACCGGCGACGAGGCGGCCGACAACGCCATCATGGCCGGCGCCATGCGAGTCATGCCCAGCGTCATGCACCGCCAGGTGCGCGAGCATGTGGCCTACACCCAGGCCGCCGCGCTGCAGGCTCAGTCTGACAACTTCCAGGCTGTGGCTGGGCGCTTACAGTCTGTGCGCAGTGGCACGCCCGGTGTGCAGACCCCCGAGGACTACGCCGAACTGAGCCGTCAGGTGGTCGAGGCCGCCAAGCCGGCCGCCGGTCAGAACATGGAGGAGTGGGTCAAGCGCACCACCAAGGATGTGCTGGCCCTGGCCGACAACGGCAACCTGGCCGCCGTGTACGCCCTCGAAGACGCCAAGCTGCTGGATCACCTACCTGGCGACGCTCAGTTGCGCTTGCGCACCGCCGCCCAGCAGGCCGAGAGCCGCGTGCGGGCCAACGCTCCGATTGAGCTGCATCAGCGGCTGCAAGACATCATGGTCCGCACGCAGTTCCCACCCGAGGTGGGTGGCCTGCGGGCCAACCAGGTGGCCGACCTGGTGAACGTAGTCAACGCCGACTTTATGCGCATCACGGGCAGTCGGGCACCCCTGCTGGACACGGCTGGAATCTTGCGCGGCGAGGGCAACGCCCTGGAAGTTGCCATGCGTCAGCGGGTAGCCGCCATGCGGGAGTCCGCCAAAGCCGCACCGGCTGGCCCAACCAAGCAGGCGCTGGAGCAAGACGCCGCCAGCGTTGCCATCATGAGTGGCACGTATGACCCCAGCCTGCCCGGCTCGGCATACACCCGGGCCTGGCAGTCCTGGTCGGGTGGCCGGTCCCCCGAGGCCGCGCTGGCCAATCCGGCATACGTCGTCGCCCTGGCCCGGTCAGCCAACAACAAGGACATCCCGGACGACCCGCTGCAGAAGCAGGCCGTGCGCACCACCCTGACCACTGCCATCAACGCGGGCGACCCACGCCAGGCGCTGGGGGCGCTGCTGCACTTCGGCAAGCTGGAGACCGCCAGCCCCGGCACCGGCCGCCACTACGCGGGCGAGTATGCCACCGAGCTGCACTCTATGTGGCGCCAGTACGGCCCGCAGCTGCAGGCCCTGGTCTCCGATCCCAAGGCCGGCGCGGTAGAGAAGGCCGACGCCTACGTGCGCTTCATGGCCGACTTCCAGGACCAGCTGCTGCGCCCCCGTGCGCGGCTGGGTTCGCCGGTGACGACAGCTGAGGCGCTGAAGATCGTCGAGAAAGCCACAAAGGACGTGGTCGAGAAGCCGGGCATGTTCCGCAGCGGCGTCAACGCCCTGACCGAGGCCGGCCAGGCCGTCAACTACGAGCTGGCCCCGCTGACCAAGGCCAGCCTAAAGCGGTTCCAGGAAGACAACGGCAGCCTGATCGCGGCAGCAGCCAAAGCCGGCGAGGACCCAGCCCAGCGCGCACGCGAGCTGTTTCTGGCCGAGAAGAACGGGCCCTTCCGCACCGTGGCGGGACACCGGTTCGCTCAGCCTGCCAACGCGCCAGAGCTGCACTCCTGGCTGGGTGCCGACGAGCGCGGGGCCAGCGCCGTGCCGGCGCAGTTCGTGCCTATGCTGTTCGCCAAACAGATCGAGAGCCTGCTGGAGGACCCCGACGAGGCCATCGTGTACCAGGCCAGCGGCAGCGCAGTGCCTGAGTTCTTCGTCATTGGCCCTGGCAAAAAGACCGGGCTGTTCACAGACAGCGACGTGCGCATCCACCGATTCAACGCCGCTGATCTGGTGACCGCCTGGCACAGCCGTAACAAGCCCACCGCGCCTGACCCGCGCATGAAGTCCGGTGCCGCCCTGTCGGGCATGCCGGGCCTACCTCGATAGGAAACCATGACCACCGTTGAACAGATCATCCACGCCCTGCACGGGCAAGAGTCCGACTTTGGCCGGGCGGACACGTCCAAGCCGAACTACGCAAACGCACGCGGGCCCATGCAGGTCACGGGCGAGCTGTTCAAGGGGCTGCAGCAGACCGGTGTGATCCCGGCTGACTGGTCTCACGCTAACCCAGAGCACACCACCGAGGCGGCCAAGCGGCACGTCAAGGCCCTGTACGACAAGTTCGCTGGCGACCCCCGCAAGGTAGCCGCCGCCTACTACGCAGGCGAGAAGGCCGTGCGCCAGGATGGCAGCATCGTGGACTTCAAGGACCTGGAGGGCGAACGCAGGTTCGCTGCCGGGCTCTCAAAGTACCGGCCGCCCAGCACCCTGGGGTACGTGGACAAGGTGGCGCGTCGCCTGGGCGTTGCCAGCCAGGCCCCTGTTGCGCCGGCACCACAGCCGGCCATAGACCCCGCCACGGACTTCGAGAACCTTCGGGCGGGGGTAGTACCGGGTGCCTCGATTGCGGCGCCTGCAGCGCCCGCCAGGCCCCTTCCTATGGGTGCCCCGACCCTGGCGCCGGTGGACGCCGGGCCCCAGGCCGTTGAGGCGACCAACCAGGGCCGGCTGGCGCGCGAGCAGATCGTAGCGCAAGAGGGCCGAGGAGGCGCCTTCGGCCTCGCCGTCGAGCAGAGCTTTGGCGTGCAGCTGATGGAGCGCCTGTTCCGCGACGAGGCTGAGCCCGACGGTACAGTCGCGTCGCCCGAGGAGCTGCGCAAGGCGCGCACCGGGCAGGAAGCTCTGGACCTGCAAGCGGCCCAGAGCGCGGCTGAGCGCAACGCCATTCGCTTCCGCAACGACGAGCGCGAGTACGCCAACCGGGCGATGTCGGAGTTCCCTGGGATGGCCATGCTGGGTAGCGCAATGGACCCAGTCGCCTTCGCCGCCGGCTTCGGCGTGTCGGGCGCGCTGGCCAAGGTAGGCATCGGCTCACTTGTCCTGCGCGAGGCGGGCAAGCCCCTCGCCTCTGTGGCCAGCACGTTGGGCGAGAACGTCGCCGTCAACGTGGCGCTGGAGGGCGGGCTGCAGGCGCTGCAGGGCGAGATTCGCCCCGAGGACCTGGCCGCCGCTGCCATTGTCGGTGGTGTGCTGAGCGCCCCCGGCGCCATCCTGAACTACCGAGGCGCCACCCGGGCAGCCGACCAGGCCGCCATGCGCGGGGCAGAGGCTGAAGTGCTGCGGCAAGAGCAGGCCGTCATAGCCGCCGCTCAGGCCCGCCTGGGTGAGGGGGCCAGCGGCGCCGAGCTGGCTGCCGAGGTGACCAAGGTGCGCAAGGAAGGCATGGACCAGCTCGTGTCCGAGGCAGCTGGGCCCATCGACCAGAGCCGGCGCATCCTACCACGCGAGGATGCCGCAACGCCGCCCCGCCCCTTCGAGGACCCACCCGAGGATGTGGTCACGCTGGCACCACGGCCCAACGTCGCGGCAGACGCGGATGGCACGGTGTCTGCGGTGCCGGGCGAAATGAGCAAGTGGAACGCCCTATCCCCAGCCCGGCTCAGCCGCGACGCTAAGAAAGCAGAGAACCGTGCGGTTCTGGAGCAGCGTCTGGGCATGTCCATCGAAGACGGCGAGAAGCTGACCCCGGGTGTGCACTTGCTACCTGAGAGCGTAGGCAACGCCCGCCACGAGAAGATGGCCGCGACGGTGGAGTACCTGCGGCAGCGGTTCATGCCGGAGCTGCGGGTGGTGCTGCGGCCTGACCTGGACATGGACGGACCGGCTGGCGTTGCCGGGGCCACCGGGTACTACATGCGCTCAGGCAAAGACGTAGCCCTCATTGCCATTGGGCGGGGCGTTGTCAACCCCTGGTCCACCCTCGTGCACGAGGTCGGCCACGCCGTTCTCGTTTCCAACTGGGCCAAGGCCAGCCCCCGCATTCGCGCCGCGATGGCGCAGTGGCACGAGCGGTTCCTGGAGCGGTACGCCAAGAGCGGCGGGCCAGATGCCAACGGACGCACACCCGCGCAGCGCGCTGCCCTGGAGCGGGGCCTGCCCGATCTGGCATTCAACAAGGTGGACCCGGACAGCGGGGCCAGTTTCCTGGACCAGCTGTTGGGGCGCGCTGCTACCCCTGAGAATGAAGCGTTCGCCCGTAGCTACGTCCCCGACTTTGAGGAGATGGGTGCCGAGCAATTCCGCAAGTACCTGGCCAACGCTATCGAGGACGGCGAGGCAGTAGTGGCGCACGCACCGCAGATTCTCCTGAACTGGGTCCAGGCCCTGTGGGCCAAGTTTGCCGAGCTGTTCAAGCTGGCCAAGCGGGACAAGCTGTTGGACGCCGACGAAAGCTTCCGAGACTTCTTCAAGAGGGCCGCCAAGGATGCCGAGGCCTTCCGCGCTGGGGGCGGCTTCCGTCCAGCGGGCACTGACGGCATGGTGCGCCCCATGCGCCTGGCCGGCATCGAGGCCCTGCCCGACGAGACCCCGACCGACCGGGCCCAGAAGAAAGCGCTGCGACACTTGCACGAGAAGGCAGTCAAGTGGGCCGTCGAGAACCCCAAGGATGCCAAGTGGGACGAGCGCGCCGACCGCATCATCGCCAAGGCCCCGGCCCTGATGTCTTCGTCGCTGACCCTGCTGCGCAGCGAGAACCCCGTGGCGCGCATGCTGGCCGCCGAGCTGCTGGAGGACGCCAGCGGCGTGTTGGGCAAGCGGCAGGCCACGGCCGCCATCAGCAAGCATGTGCTGGAGCGTGCCTTCATGGGCAACGCGGTGAATGAGGTCGAGGACGCCTACAACGTATACGCCGGCATGAGTGCCGTGCGTCGCGTGGTTGGCGACCTGGGCAACGGCCAGAAGCGGGCCGAGTTCAACGAGCTGGTGGCTGCCGAGATAGAGGCCCGGGGCGCCGGCAAGACCGGTAACGTGGGCCCTCAACGCGGCCCTGTCCTGGCCGCTGCTGACGCCATCGAGGGGGCCTTCGAGCGTATGCGGCAGGAGCAGATCAGGGCCGAGGTGCTGGGCTTTGCCAACCTGCCCAGCACCAGCCGTGGGTATCTGCCGCACAGGTTGAACCAAGCCAAGCTGGCAGCGGCCACCGAGCTGGAGCGCCAGGCCCTGCGCCAGATGATGGTAGACCAGTTCATGACCATCGAAGGCTGGGACGAGGCGTTCTCCCGGGACCTGGCGGGTCGCTACGTGGATGCCGTGAGGCACCGCTCTATGGGTGGCTACGACGCGCCGGTCACTCTGGGCTTCGGCGGCAGCATGGACGTGGTGCGCGAGGCGCTGGAGGCCGCCGGGCTGACCGCTGCGGAAATCAACGCCCGCGTCGAGCAGCTGTCTGTCGGCGCTGCCGGCCACACCAAGAGCCGAATCCGGCTGGACATCAACAAGACGTACATCATCAACGGCGAGGCCGTCAACCTGCGGCAGTTCTTCGACACCGACCCGTTGAACCTGGTGCGTAGCCAGGCCATGCGGGTCAGCGGTGAGGTGGCCCTCGCGCGCTTCGGCGTGCACGGCAGGCCCGGCCTGGACCTACTGCGTAAGGCTCTGGAGTATGGCAACATGGACCCGGGCGACACGCCCAGCATGACGTACCCGCACGCCACGCAGGATGAGCTGAAAGCCTTCACCCAGATCGCCGCCGAGTTCCTTGGCGTGCCGGTGGACGGGCGCGGGCCCAGTCTGTGGCTGGAGCGAGCACGGGGCTTGACCGCCCTGGTCAAGCTGGGCGGCGCGGTGTGGAACCAGGTGGGTGAAATCACCAACGTCGTGGCGAGTATCGGCACGGCCCGCAGCTTCGAGTTCGTGCGGGACCTGCCGCGCATGCGCAGCGAGATTCTGGCGCTGGCCCGAGGTGAGAAGAACACCAACCCAATCCTGCGCAGCCTGGAGCAACTGCGCGACGGCGTGGGCGGGGCCGAGTTCGGCCTGGATGCCTACAAGCTGGCGATGCCTTATGACCGGCAGGACTTCCACAACCCGGCCTACCGGGCTGACGAGGTCACGCTGGTTGACCGGCTGATCCGGGGCGGCGGGCACTTGCAGGCCAAGCTCTCCCTGTTCCGCGCGGTTCACGCCGCGCAGGTGCGGGGCACTGCCGAGCACATGGTCCGCATGTTCGCCGAGTACACCCGTACCGGTCGCGACGCGGTGGCGCTGGACCAGGCCGGCTTCAGCGACGTGAGTGCGCGCCTGCGCGCCAGCGGCGACTTTGACCGCGCCTTCAAGTTCGACGCCCAGGGCCGACTGACCGAGGTGGACGCGGGTATGATCGAAAACCTGGCCGACCGGGAAGCCTTCGTATCCTCGGTGCACCGGGCAGCTCAGCAGATCATCCAGGGCACCTTCATTGGTGAGACTGGGCGGTGGGTGCACGACGACGTGCTGAAGACCATGCTGCAGTTCCGAGCCTTCAGCATCACCGCCGTCGAGAAGCAGTGGGGCCGCCAGCGCAACAGCCGGGGCCTGGCCGGTACACTGGGGCTGCTGCTGGGCACCATGTCCATCGCGGCGCCGATCTACATGCTGCGGTCCTACGCAGCCAGCATCGGGCGTGAAGACCAGGAGGAGTACCTGGAGAAGCGGCTGAGCATGTACGAGATTGGGAAGAACACCATGAACTACGTGGCGCTCAGCGGCCTGGCCCCCGACTTCCTGGAGGTGGCTGGGGCTATTGCCCCCGAGGATTTCCGCGAGGCCCTGGGCATGCCAGCCGGCGGCCGGTACGGCGCTGGCGGCACAGCCATCGGCGGCCTGGTAGCGCCCAGCGCGGGCCTGGCCAACGACGCCTGGAACCTGCTGAAGGAGCCCAGCTTCGACGCTGCAGGCAAAATCCTGCCTATGTCCAGGCTGCCTGCAATCGTCCCGGCGCTCAACTCGCTGGGGGACTGAGGCCCTACACTATCTACAGCCCGTGAGTACGCCGCCCGGCGGAAAGCGGGCACCTTTCCATTGGAGCACTGAATGTCATCCCCCATCGCAATCGAACTGTACAGCCAGAACGGCTGGACTGCTAACGGCACCCAGACTGTATGGAACTTCTCGTTCGCTGGGGGCTACATCAGCAAGGAGTACGTCAAGGCGTACACCCAGGCTGCCGCCCCCGGCAGCCCCAAGGTCCCGGTGACGATCACCGAGGCCATGTTCACTGGGCCCTACCAGCTCACCGTGACGCCGGCCGTGCCGGCGGGCACCCTGTTCGTGATATACCGTGAGACCCCTCGGGACGCCCCACTGGTGGACTACCTCGACGGCAGCCAGGTCACCGAGGTGTCCCTGGACCTGACCGCGCGCCAGGCCATTCACGTCTGCGCCGAAATCATGGACGGCGGGGCGGCCAGCCTGCCCCCGACCGAGTACGGCTTCAAGGCGCTCAAGCGCAACAGCTACACGGGCGTGAGCGTGGTGAACGCCGCCGACCTGGGCAAGGCCCACTACAAGACGGACGGTACCGCTGTGAGCGTGCCCGACACGCTGCCGGTGGAGTTCCTGGCTACCATCATCAACAACAGCGACAGCGCGCAGACTGTGCAGTTTGCAACTGGCACTTGCTATTTGCAGGGCAGCCCCACCCCGGTGAGTAGCGTCAGCCTGGGCGCCCGCTCTCTACTCAACGTGGCCAAGGTGGCTACGGCAACCTGGATGGCCTCTGGGCCAGCAACCCCGATATGAACCACGAGGTCAACATGGCAGTAGCAGCAGCGCCCCCGGTGGCAGTCGCGGGGGTCACCCTGCTTGGTTTGCCCCTCTCGGATTGGGTACTCGGTGCCACGCTGGTGTACACCGTGCTCCTGATAATCGGGTGGGTCTGGGACCGTGTCAAGCGGGTGCGCAAGCCGTGACGGCCCTGCAGCAGTTCTGGTACAGCCAGGCGGCCATTGGGCCGGCCGTCACGGCTGACACAGCCGGCGACACGGTGACCGTGTCCGCTGCCACAGACACCGCCACGGCCTGGCTTTGGGACTGGGGTGACGGGACGACCAGCACAGGCCGCGCCCCGCCTGCGCACACGTACTCAACGCCATACCCGCATACTATTACCCTGACCACGACCTACACGTCGGCGGACGGGTGCCGGCAGTACCAAAGCGTCACACGCACGACGGTCGAGGGCAGTACCCTCCCAGTGTGCGCAGAAACAATTGTCATGGTCGAGCAGCACCAGACTTTCGGCGGCGCTTCTGTCGGCGACGGCATGGCGCAAAGCGGGCCGGCAGTTACAGCGCGGACGAACTTTCTTGCCGCTCTGGCGTCGCACGTTTCAGACAATCTGAACGGCAGAACGCCAAGTACTTCTGTTAAGTACAACCTTACCAACCCGCTGCCTCTCTGTGGTGGCCTTGCTTCTTTGGCCGCGCTGCAAGCTGACGACGAGGAGTTGTTTATCACCGGCACCCGCTCGGTGCTTGTGAGTCCCGCTATATCTACCGGGAACGGCCGCTTCAACGCAACCGAGAATGCAAGCGGGCTTTGGTACGAGAGCGACGGCACCTTCGATATAACGCTGACAGAATCGCGGACGGCATTCGGTTGTTACGTCATGGATGTCGGTGATTTTGGCGCAACGGTTACTTTCGAGTTTTACAACGGTTCGACTCTGCGGCGCACAGTAGCTGTCCCGACTGCAAATCCTGACCGCCCTAGTTCTAATGAGGCTATGTGGGTGGGGTACGCCAATGGGAATACTCCTTTCGACCGAGTGCGGGTAGTCATCACCCAGGTCGGCGCGCGCCCCGACCAATATGACGTCATCGGTTTTGACGGTTTTGCCTTTGGGCAGGTGTCTCCGTGCACGCCGGTTTGACCTTGCGGCGCAAGTTGTAGGAATTAGCCATCTGATGATTGGAAATTAAAATGTTGCAGGCAACAGCGGTCTGCCACTGCGGGGCAGTCAGTAATCTACAGAGGTACACCATTGAGCACTACCCTCACTGAGCTGCACAAGCTAGTGGCCGAGGGCCTCGTAGAGGACTTGCAGGACGCCGCCGACATCGAAGACCCCGCCGAACGGGCCGCCGTGCGCCACAATGCGCGGGCCCAGGCCATCACCTTCCTGAAGAACCATGACTTCCGAGGAGCGGTGGACGAGAGCGCCCACCTGGAGGAGCTGAAGAAGCAGCTCGACAGCCAACGGAAACGTGGCGCTGGCGGGCTGCAGGCCCTCAAGGATGCCGCCGCCGCCTTCGAGTCCACCCTCGGGGGTAACCTCCAGTGAAGGCCCGCGAGGGTGCTGAGCTGGGGGTAGTGCGCTGGCAGAAGCTGCGCATGCTCCAGGAGCACTACCGCGACTTTGTGCCGTTCCTCGTGGACGTGATGGTCGAGCTGGGCTTCAACACCTCTGGGCTGCAGCGGGACATCGCCGGCTACATCGCCTACGGCCCCAAGTACCTCATGGTCCAGGCCCAGCGCGGCCAGGCCAAGACGACCATCACGGCGGCCTACGCCATCTGGTACTTGATGCACAACCCACAGGACCCCGGCTCCAGCCGCCCAGGCGCACGTGTGCTGATCCTGTCCGCCGGTAGCACGATGGCCAACGAGATCAGCACACTGATCGTGCGGCTTATCATGACCATGCCAGTGCTGGAGTGCATGCGCCCAGACAAGATGGCCGGCGACCGCACCTCGACCGAGGCCTTTGACGTGCACCACACGCTCAAGGGTATCGACAAGTCACCATCAGTGGCCTGTATCGGTATAGAGGGACAGCTGCCCGGCAAGCGCGCAGACTTGCTGATCGCCGACGACATCGAGAGCCCGAAGAACGCGGCTACCGCTGTGCAGCGCGCGAAGCTGCTGCACCTGACCAAGGACTTCACCTCGATCAACTCGACGGGGCGGATCATCTGGCTGGGCACGCCACAGACCAGCGACTCGATCTACAACAGCCTGCCCGGCCGGGGCGTCACCATCCGCGTGTGGCCTGGCCGGTACCCGACGCCTGAGCAGCGCGCGCACTACGGCGACAGCCTGGCGCCGCTGATAGCAGAGCGCCTGGACAAGCAGCCCGACCTGGGCACTGGCGGTGGGTTCCTGGGCGACCAGGGCCGGCCAACTGACCCCGTGCTGCTGGACGAGGACACTCTCCAGGCCAAGGAGCGGGACCAGGGCACGCCGTACTTCCAGCTGCAGCACATGCTGATGACGGCCCTCACCGACGCACTCAGGTACCCCCTGAAGCCGGCGCTGCTG